AAAGAAAAAGAAATTAGATCCTCTTTATACCAAGTTAAGACGGATCTATTTAGAACAACACAGCATGTGTCAGATTGGTTCAGCACAATGTACATCTCAGTCAACTGAGATACATCACTCTGCATATAGAGGAACTAATTACTTAGAGGTTGACACCTGGTTTGCAACATGCAGAACTTGTCACCAATGGGTGCATGCTAATCCACAAACAGCAAGAGAACTTGGTTATTTAAAATAACACCATGGAAAAAAGTAATGTATTTATTGAAGGTACAGAAGTAGAATTTAAACATTTAGGTGCACCTGTATTATATGTACCACCTCATGCACTAGATGAAGACCATCCGGACTGTGAGGTTGGATTTATCTCTACAGTAAAAAACGGTGGAATATGGGCTAGGTTTCATGACGGTGACACTGGTGAAAAATGTGACCCTAAACAATTGCGCTGGCTATGAATCAAAAATCAATTATACAGCAAGAATGTCTTGAAGCTATAGGTAATAAAAAGCGTGCAGGTGTAGTACTTGGTACCGGTGCAGGTAAAACATTGCTTGGGATAAAACATATGGTAACAAAGTATCATGATACTGCTATGTTCTTAGTTGTTGCTCCTAAAGTTTCAATTCATAATGAATGGTTACAACAAGCACAAGATCACGGATATGGATACTTAATCTATCACATTAAGTTTGTAACCTATCTTAGTCTTCATAAAGAACCTTTTACCTATGATGCTGTATACTTTGATGAATGTCATAACGCCAAGTATAAGCATGCTAATTGGATGCAGCACTACAAAGGAACCATGCTTGGTTTAACCGGAACTTATCCTAAATATTATTTAGCAGAAAGTTACATTGTTTGTCATGAATACTTTCCAGTAGCCTATAAGTATACAATCAAAGAAGGTATACATGATAAATTGCTTAATGATTATAAAATCTATGTGCATCTTTTAGATTTAGATTCTAGAAAAAACTTTAGAACATCACGAGGAGCATTGATGTCAGAGCAATTTAATTACGCTATGTGGGATAAGATGATTAGTAATGCTAAAACAGAAGATCAAAAGGCAATGAAAAGAGTTATGCGCATGAAAGCATTGCAATCTTATAACACTAAGGTTACCTATGCTAAGCGTTTGCTTGATCAACAAACAGAAAAGACATTAGTCTTTACTGATTACACAAAGCAAGCTGATATCATTTGTGAACACTCTTATCATAGCAAAGAAAAAAAATCTAAAGAACACTTAGATTTGTTTAAGTCAGGAAAAATCACTAAATTAAGTTCTGTTCAACAAATTGCTGAAGGAGCTAACATACCTGATTTAAAAGTTGGTATCATTATGCATGCATATGCCAATGAGAAAAAGCTAAGCCAAAAGATAGGTAGATTTCTAAGGCTTAATCCAAATGAAAAAAGTGTTATACATTTGTTGTGCTACAGAAATACAATTGATACCAAATGGTGTAAGAAAGCACTGGCAGACTTTGATAGAAGTAAAATATTTAAATACAATGGCAAAACTAATATTACATAATGATGATCGCAATAGCTTTCCAAAAGTAATGGCATCATTAATTAGGTTCTGTGATCATTTGCCAATGCAAGCTGAACAATGTGTATTGATTGCACACAACGCAGGCAAATGCTCTATCATGACAGGAGATTACATTGAATTACTGGATATAAAACATGATTTAGAAAATGTCAACTTAAAGGTTGATTTAATACAGTAAATATGACAGATGAACCACTAATGAATTTCCGCCCGCAGTCCGCGGAGGAAAAATTAATCTGGCTGCAGCATGAGAAAGAATCTTTAGAAAAAGAAAACAAACATCTAAAGATTCAACTCGGCATGCTACAATCAGAATTTGATGAGCTTAAAGACTTAATGAAAACAGAAGAGAAGGGAGCATTGATTCTTAAAAGCAGGGGATATAAAACAAGATTAAAAGATCTTGAGAATAAAATCAAAGACCTGAAGAGAGAGAATGAATTGTTCCTACAGAAAATAATTAAGTTGCAAGCACCATGAAGATAACAGTTGACATACCGGATGACATCCTCACAATACTGAGGGACGGAGGGTTTAGTAAAATCCAATGTAGTAATATATTTACAACATATCTCATAGGGGTCTTAGAAGACCTACACGGAGACTTTGTAAATGAATTTGTAGAATGGTATGAAAACTTATCTGAAGATGATGTAGAAGACATTAAAACAGGAAAAAAAATATGAATGATTTACCTATGGCAGTGATGTGTATCAATGATGCCAACAAGCCACAAGAAATCCCACAAGACAAGTGGATTAAAAAAGGTCAGATTTATACAGTCATCGGTGTGCAGATGTTACTATCATCCAATGCACTTGGCTTTGAACTCGCAGAAATCAAACTTGATGAGTCATGCTTTCCCTATCACTATTTCAACCCTAACAGATTTGAGCCTGTTGACAACAAAGAAATAGCAGAATTAGAAGCAGAACTGCAAGAGATTCTCAGCACACCTGTAGCATGACAGAATTGTCATACGCTAACTGTAATACTATTAAGTTAATGTATCAAATTGGTTGGAGCATAGAAGCTATAGCTAAAGCCAAGGACCTTACAGAAGAACAAGTAGTTGCAGTAGTATATAGTTACAAGAATACCCTTCTTCATAAAAGTAAAAGCAGTAACATACTTGGAAGCAAAACAGAACCCTATTATGAAACAGAAGAAGAAATGTTTAATGAACCAACTTACACATACGACTGTTTAAGTCCTGCAGAAAAAAAAATATATGATGAATCACGGTCTAATAAACAAAAATTATTACCATGATCTAACTATTTATGATAAATATCCTGAGCTCACTCACTTAAACAGATATTTTAAAGCATATACTGGAAGAGATAAGTACTATGTAGCTATGAAATATCATGCTGCGCACTTATGCAAAAAGATATGTAAAGATATCAGTTTAAAAGGAATATCTAATGTTCTTAATTTAGGTGGACATGACAGAGCTCATTACTATTTAAATAAATATATTCCTATTTACGGTCATAAAGAATTTATAGATCAGCATTTTAATAAATTTGTTGAAGAGGGTCTTTACCCAATTAAACCCAGAAATACAGAAGACATAAAAAAATATGGAAAATTTAAACCTGTCTTGTTACAGAAAAACAGAGACCCCCGTGAAACCAAAAAGAAAGAGGTTAAAAAGGGAAGACCAAGTAAATATCCGTACAAAACTGAGAGAGATGAAAAAGAATTATACTAGAAACATTAACCCACATGTTGAGCCATAATGCCTAACTGGTGTAGTAATAATGTAACCTTTACGGGTAATGAAGATAATTTAAATAACTTTCAAAAAGTACTAGAAAAAACAATTGAGATTCAAGATTCACACGGTAATGGTGAAATGTTATTTGTTCTAGAAGGTGTTATAGATGGATACATGTTCTGGATACAAACAACAGACACCGGTGTAATAAGTTTTGAATCAAGATGGAGTCCTATACCTCAAGACATGGTAAGGATTGCTCAGTTGTTTGATTTGGAGTTTGAATATGAATATGAAGAATCAGGTGGTAATTTGTATGGTAAGTATATTTACAAAAATGGTGTACTTACAGATCAGTATTTAGATGAAGATGACATTGAAACCTGCAAAATACACAAAGAAGATGATGAATTTCCCGATATGGATTATGAAAAACTTTGGGATTTAGTAGAAAATATGGACAAGGAAACTGTAAATCTTCACTCTTCATTAAAACAACACAATGAAAAAAACCTGTGTAATTAAATTTAGAAAAGTCAATAACAAACTTGCTCCTAAAGATGGCCTGATGAAAGCCAGACTCAAAGAGTTCATAGAGTCATTGACTGATGATGATGAAATAGAATGTATCATAGAAGCAATGGAGCCTAACAATACAAAAGCTCAGCTTGCTAAGATACATGTCATGATCAAAGAAATATCTGATGAGACAGGCGAAGATGTTAAGAAGACTAAGAAAGATATCAAAGACCAATGCGGGCTTACTACCTACATAGATGGAAAGAAAGTCTACAAATCCTTTGGTAGCGAGTCTAAGGAAAGCTTGTCTGATGTAATTGAAAAGATATACTTGATAGGTGACTTCTTAAACATTAACTTTAGGAAGGATCTACAGTAGTATCATCATCAACTTCAATGTCTACCTCTACCTCTTCAGTGTAGTCAGTCTTGTTCTTATCTGCAAACTCTTCACATGATTTAACCATCATCATAAAGGTTTGTATAACTGCCTCGGAAATACTTAATTCCTTTCCAGGTGTATCAATATTAATCAATGCTTCTTTTGCATTAGGTTGTCTTTCTAACAGCCTAGTCATTAGATCATAAACTCTATAGTAGTATTCAGCGGATACTTCTATATTCATAATAGTTCCGCTTTTAATAACAACACTTTTAATTTTTTTAGTAGCCATGAGTTCTAATATTAATAGCAAAGATATAATTAATAAACAGAAAGAAAAATACGCTACAAGTTCATGGAATAAATTCCTAACTCAGGAGTTTGACAAACCAGACTTCAGTAAATTCTTAGATAATCTAATTGATAATGTAGGTAAAGGTATTTCCTTTTCTCCTGCTATGAAGGATTGGTTTAAGGATTTCCAATCAGTAGCATTAGATGATCTTAAAGTAGTCTTTGTATCTACACAAGAGATATCTATAGAAAAGAAAGAAGAACTAAACCAACAAGGTATTATGTTCTTTACACTTGCTCGCACTAATAGTAATGAAGAGCAACAGCTAGATCAATGGAGAATGTTTAACATTTATTTTATTGATTTCTTATTAGCCAATAAGAAAGATCTAGTATATGTATTTGTTGGCTTTGATGCACAACAATTTGGTGAGCTTGTAACTGAAGATGAGTATGGTTACAAAATATTTTTACCTGAAACTCAGCCTGCATTTTGGGACACAGAATCTAGTTTAGAAATACTTATTAACAGTATCAATTCTTTATTAGAATCTCGTGATATTGAGGCAATTAATTGGTAAAAGTTTTGTATCTTAGTAGCCCTTCTATGAAAAAAAAGCTCAAACAAAGCAGTCTATTTGATAGACTCAAGCATCACAAAATCAGTATTAAACAGTATCTTATTTTGTATAAACAATACATGCAAAGAGATGCAACTGATGAAGCAAAAGATATTCTTGGAGGCAGACTTTGGGACTTTGAAGAGAATGATTTTACACCATTCGCAATCAAAGTTATTGAAAGCATAGATGATTTGTTTGCAACAAAAAAGAAACTAAAATTAGATGAGATAATGGGTGCTGATTACAATGAACAAATTGCAGCATACATTGAATCTTTTCCTACAGCTAAACTGCCTAATGGTAAATACGCTAGAGGCAATAAGAAGAACATTGAAACTAATTTCAGATGGTTTTTTGAGAACTACAATTACTCATGGGAAGTAATCCTAGATGCTACTAACACTTATATAGAAGAGTTTAGAGCTAAGAATTATTTATACATGAGAACTGCATTGTATTTTATCCGTAAAGAAGATGGCACCAGAGTAGTACACTCTGATCTGGCAGACTACTGTGATAAAATTGTAAACAATAAGAATTACACTAAGGAAAAATACTTTAAAACAAAGATCTTATGAAGTGGAAAAGCCATAAAGACCATTACCTTGATGCATTAAAATACATGAAGGGTAAACAGCTCGGTACTATTCCTAGCTACAAAACTCCATGGCCTAAGTTCAACAGTGCAACACTAAATGGAATTGAGTTCAATACCATTACAGTTATTGGTGCGCGTCCTGCTTCTGGTAAAACTTTGATGGTAGATCAAATTGTAAGAGAAGGTTTTAAATTAAATCCCGGTCTTAACATTAGAGTACTACAGTTTCAATTAGAAATGTTTGGTAGAACTACTAAGCTTCGTGAGTTCTCTTCTGTAACTAAAGAAACCTATAGGTATCTATGTAGTGCAGAAGAAGAAGGTATTGTAGTATCTGATGATGTAATTAAAACATGTCATGCATACGCCAAGGAAGCATCTAAATATCCTATTGATATTGTAGATGAATCTGTAACCGTAAAAGAATTTAAATCTGAGATCACGGAATATATGAAAAAGTATTCTGTGACTGTCAATGGTGAGGTTAAATATCAAAACACCATTGTAACCCTGGACCACTCTGTATTGATCAAGAAAAGTGATAATGAAGCTAGTAAACAAGAAACATTAGCTAATCTTGGTGAAGCATGTACTGAACTAAAAAAGAGATTTCCAATTGCATTCATTCTACTTACCCAGTTAAATAGGGATACAGACAGACCTGAAAGAAATGAGAATGGCAAATACGGTAACTTTATTTTAGAGTCAGATATATATGGGGGTGATGGACTTGTTCAACATGCCGATTTAGTTGTAGGTATCAATAGACCTGCTAAAAGATTCATTCGCTACTATGGCCCTGATAGATACATTATTGAAGATGACAATACACTTGTAATGCATTGGATTAAATCTAGAAATGGTGAGGTAGGTATGAGTTTTTTTAAAGCAGAGTTTCATAACATGTTAATCAGTGAAATGGATACTCCTGGTCAAGATCAACAACCAATTCAAACTAAAAAGAAATGAGTATTAGTACAAAAAGAAATACCAATGAAACATTAGACAAGAAGGCTAAGATTGAAAATCTAAAATCTCATCACAAAAGTATCTTTGCTAGACTAGGTATAAAAGATCCATTCTTTTCTCCTAAGATGGCTTACATAGACAGAGGTGAAAGAGTTATCTCTTTCTTTCCAAGTGAAATGGAAAGAGGAGAAGACATCTACACTGAATTTGTGAGTAGAAATTATGATTCTGAAGATGAAACACGGACACTATACAAATGGGTATACAATCCACATTACACTTCAGAATATAGGACTGCGCATCCAGCATCAGAGATGCAAACAATTAGATATATCATCCCTGTAGATGAGTTAATTGTTTGTTCTGATATACCATCTTCAATAGATGAATTTGATATGCCTGATCCTGATCAAGACTTGCCAATTGATCAATTAACAATCCGAGATCTTGCTGCTATCCTAACAGGTAAACCAGTAAGTATGAAACCTTGGTTGAATGAAATAGTAAAAAGTAAATAGTCAATAGTATGAGCAATGAAAAACAGGTAGATGACTTTATCCTACCAAGTAAGCCAACCAAAAGTAAGTTGGTAAACCCTAGTCCATTATTGGTATTTGGTAAACCAAAGATTGGTAAGACCACATCCATTGCCGCACTAGATAACTGTCTTGTAATTAATTTAGAAGATAAGATTCAAACTGCTGACGGTATGGTAATGTATGTACCAACTTTAGAAGACTTGAAGAAAGTTCTATCTAAAATTAAGCAGGCGGGTAATCCGTATAAGTATATTGCAATTGATACTCTAACTAAGCTAGAGGATTTATGCATTACAGAAGCGGAGAGAATCTATATGCGCACACCAATGGGTAAGGATAGCTGGATTAAAAAAGATGAAGCTACAGGAAGGCTATTGCCTACATGTGGTAAAGCTAAATACACTAGCATTCTTTTCTTACCTAACGGTTCAGGTTATCAGTATTTGCGTCAAGCATTTAAACAGATTACCAAAATGATTGAAGAATGCGCAGATAATATTATTTATATTGCGCATGTCAAAGAGACAAACATTCTTAAAGAAGGTGCTGAAATTACATCACATGATGTAAACTTGATTGGTAAAAACAAGCAATCTATTTCTGCAGAAGCACAAGCCATTGCATACATGACGCGCATTGGTAAAGCAAACTATCTTTGTTTCTTGCCAAGTGATGATGTCTTAGCTGGTTGTAAAATCAAAAGACTTGAAGGAAAAGAAGTTCTCATTTCAGAATATGATGAGAATGATAATTTGATTACTCACTGGAATCAAATTTATATTTAGTAATTAGTATCAATTTATAAAATAAGTAACATGTCAGGAATTTCAACAAAAGGAGTAAAGAAGTCTTATATCTCTAAAGAGATTAAGCCAGGTAACTGTATAGCAAAAATCAATAACTTAACTATTGAGACTCTTGCTCAACCCCGTGATCCTAAAAATCCGGAATACAAAATCTTTATTGAGTTAGAAACTAAGCCAATTGGCGGTGAGTTTGTAGGCTTTGATAAAGTATTTGGTGATCCAAGTAAAGGTCAGTACTTAGGTCAGACTAAGAAAATTCAAATGTCTGATTGGCCTATCAAAGACAATAAAGGTATCTCTAAGAAAACAGGTAAGCAATTTGAGATTTTGGCATCTGCCCAAATTCTTGAGTTCCTTCAAAAACTTCTTACTGAAGCAGGTGCTGAGTCATGGTTAGAAGATAATGATGGCAAGTTTGATACTTGGACACAATTATTTTCAGGTATTGTAAGAAGTGGTATTCTTAAAGATAAATACTTTTCTTGGTGTATCGCTGCAACAGAATCTGTAAACGCTAAAGGTTATACTGTATACTACATGTATCTACCTAACCGCATGCTTGCACAGAATCCATTTGCCATTGAAGGAGGCTTAGTTACTAAGTTTGATCCGGCAGTTCATATCAAGAAAGATGCTAAGGCAACTGAAAACAAATCACTCAACGAAGGTGTAGATGAAGCAGAAGACAATGATGTATTCATTGAGCCATCTGTAGATGATACATTTGATACATTGAATGATGAAGAGTTATTTGATCTTGATGATGAATAAATAAATGTTTTTATAATTAACGGTGGGTTATTAACTTAGCCCACCTTTTTTATTTATTATGATTCAGACAGTTTATTACACCAACAAAAATTTTCCTATTCCAAGTAATCTAATCATGGAAAAGGTTCTAGCTTTAGGAGAATCACTAGATGGTCAATCAATTAAGATTAGATCAATATTTAATCCTAAAGATGAAGATCCATCTATGGTAATTTTCTATTCTGATGCAGAAGGAATATACAGGTTCAAAGATTTTTCATCAGGCCTATATGGTGATGCAATAGATATTATTGTAGCTCAATACAATCTATCTGATAGACAACTGGCTTACAGAAAAGTATTAGAACTCTTCAAGGACAATGCAGATGTCCCTAATAAGATTGCAACATTTCAAAAGGAAATCAAAGAAATACTAAGTTATCAGACTAGACCATGGCTTAATGCAGATGCAGAGTTTTGGAAACAGTTTGGAATCAGTGGATCATTCCTAAAGAAATATAACATTAAACCCATCAAGTCTTATACCATAGGCGTAACTAAAGGAGACACTAAAGAAAAACTTCAGTTTCAAACAACTATGTGCTATGGTTATTTTAATAATGCAGGCGACTTGTATAAGTTGTATCAGCCCACAAGAAAGTCAGCAAAGTTCCTCAAGATAAAAGAATATACTCAAGGTGAAGAACAAATTACCTATGACAAGCAATGCCTTATCATTGCATCTTCTTTAAAAGACATCGGAGCTTTTCTGTCACTCAAGTTGGCCAATATAGATTTAGTTGCACCGGATAGCGAGAATGTTACTATCACTCCCCAACAAATTGACAAGTACCGTCAGCATTACAAGTATGTCTTCACAATGTTTGACAATGATGTCGCAGGCATGAAGGCAATGCAGAAATACAAAGAACAATTCGGCATACCCTATATTTATTTCAACATGGAAAAAGATATGGCAGAGTGTGTTAAACAACATGGTAGTGAAAATACAAGATTACATTTTATACCAATCTTTAAAAATGCACTCAGAGAACACAATAAATCAAAAAATAATACGACTTCTTAAATCAGAAGATCCAGAACAAAAAAGATTAGGAGAACTAACCCTTATTAAGAAAGCAACCAAAGCAAATATGCCTTATTGGTATATTAAGTTAGAGCCCTTAATAAATAATCTTTCTGTAGAAACAGTTCAACATTTGGAATCAATTTGTCCTTGGTCAACAAGTCAACCAGTGATAAACCGAATGGCTGAATTAGTTACTCATATCAGCTTAAACCCTTGTGAAGCATATGTCATTGAAACATTCTTTACCTATTACAACAATTATGTATTTGGTATGATGACAGACACCTGGGATTATGAAAAAAGACAAGAAGTCTTAAAGCAAATAACTGCACTACATGAATTACGACCTCCAAAAGAATTTAACAAAGATTTGTAAAGATCTTATGTTAGAGCAGCCATTTTATGGCTTGTTGTTACTACACCTAAACAAGGAATGGACTACTAAAGTTCCTACAGCCGGTGTAGGTTTAAATGGAATTAACTACAAACTGTATATCAATCCAGATTTTTGGCAATCACTAAGTGATGACCACAAAAAAGGATTGTTGCAACACGAATTGATGCACATTGCATTCTTTCATATAACAGAATACAAACACTTGCCTAATCATGAATTGGCTAATATTTCTCAAGATATTGAGATTAACCAAAAGATTGATGAAAAGTATTTGCCACCTGGCGGATGTACACTTGAAAAATTTGAAGATTATGGATTGTTACCTGAAGAAGGTACTAATACATACTATGATAAGTTAAGTAAAGAAAAAGAAAAAGGTCCTGGTCAAGGCAATGGATCAGGTGGTCAAAGTCTATTGGATGCTATTCAAGATGCTATTGATAATGGCACCATGCAAACTCAAGGACAAGGACAAAACAACATGCAGGTTCCGGATCACCAATGGGATGACTTTGCTGATCTTACAGATACTCAACAGAAACTTGTAGATAAGCAATTAGAAGTAATGCTTACAGAGGTTGTAGAGCAAGTCCAAAAGATGCGCGGTACTATACCGCACAATGTCTTACAAAGAATGGAAGCTCTCAAGAACATAGAACCACCTAAGTTTAATTGGAGAGCTTATCTAAGAAGATATATTGGTAACAGCTCTAAGAGCATGATGCGTAAGACTAAAAGAAAGCAAAGTAAAAGGTTTGAACTTGACTTTGGCATACGCGTACAAGAGTTGTCTCACATTCTTATTGCTATAGATAGCTCAGCTTCAGTATCTGATGATGAGATTAAAGAGTTTATGAATGAAATACATCATATGTATAAATGCGGTCATGATTTCACATTAGTATTTGCTGATACTGAAATGCAAGATCCAATTAGATATAGACCTAATACCCCGCTTGACATAAAGAAAAGAGGTGGTACAGATTTCAATCCTGTAGTTGACTATTATCTCAAGTACAAGAAGAAATATACAACGCTTATCTATCTTACAGATGGTGAAGCACCTGCACCAGATGCCCCAGTAAAAAACATATTGTGGGTTCTATCAACAAAATGTAGTGATACAGATCATTTACCAGGAAAAACAGTTAAATTAAATTAGGAGTTATGAATAAGGTACAATTAAACAGTAAAGAATTAAAGGAAACATTAACACACATTATCTTAAACAATCGCGCATTGCAAGAAGATAACTTGAAACCGGTAGCGGTTTCTATATGTGGAGCAGCAGGTTTAGGTAAAACATCAGTAGTAGAACAATTAGCCGAAGAGCTAAATATAAATCATGTAGAAATTATTAACCTTGCACAGTTAGATGAGTTAGGTGACTTGGTTGGTATTCCTGTTAAGGAATATCAGATGGTTGCTAAGCAAGGTGACAAAGCAGTAGGTAAATGGGTTGATGAAAAAGTCATGGATTCCTTTGCTGCACAGGGATGGAAGGCTAATGGACAAAGCCGAATGAGTTATGCTAAGCCAGCTTGGATCTCCGGTAAAGGAGAAAATGGTGTGCTTATCTTAGATGACTATACTCGTGCAGCACCACGCTTTATGCAAGCTGTTATGGAAATCATTGACAAGCAAAGATATATTTCTTGGGCGTTGCCAAAAGGATGGACAATTCTTCTTACAGAAAATCCTGATGACGGTACTTACAATGTAACTGACATTGATGCTGCAGCTAAGTCAAGATACATTACATTTGATATGCGCTGGGAGCCAGAAGTATGGGCTGAATGGGCTGAGAAATCAGGCATTGACCAACGCGCAATTAACTTTACTTTGCTAAATGGTAAAGAAATTATCAAAGACAACCGTCCAGAAGTTAATCCAAGAAGCTTAGTTAAATTCTATAACTCACTAAGAACTATCAAAGACTTTGATAAAAACTTAGCGCTAATTCAAAACATTGGTGAAGGTGCCGTAGGCCCTGAAGTAACTACTATGTTTACTTCATTTATTCATAACAAGTTGGATAAAATGATTTCACCTATGGATATCTTAGACACCAAAGTTAGCTTTGATACAATACAAGGTAAGATTAAAGAACTAATCAAAGAAGGTCCTGCATATCGCTCAGATTTAGCTTATGTATTGACCACACGTTTGATTAACCACATGATCTATAATGTAAAAGACAAGGAGATCAACCCTGCTTTTATTGAAAGAGTCAAAGAACTTGTAGTAAGCCAATGCCTTGGTGCAGATTTGAAATTTGTATTAGCTAAAAAGGTAATTAACTCTAACAACAAATACAATGTTCTCATGCTTGAGGACGAAGTAATCAATGTTATTTTAGAATGATAAAGTATATTAATGTAGTGAAGCTCCCGGAGATTTGTTTTCCGGGAACTCCTACTTGGTTTAGAAGTACAGATAAATTAAAAACAGAAAAGTTTTTACTCAATCCTCAAGTACAACTTGAAATTGATAATATAAAAATTGAAACACATGATGTTAAAAGCATAATCACCAATAAAAATTTGACAATCTATGCACCTTTAGATATCAGAAAGAATCTTTTAATAGATGCTGAGATAAAATCAGGAGATGTTCAAAAATTTAGTTGTGATTATTATATACATGCTTTAGATCAAGTAGAAAGATATTGTTTTCAAAAAGTAAAAGATGTATTAGAACTAAACTATAACAGTTCTTATTATGAAAAAACTGTAGAAGTGCTAAACAATGCATTAGACTTTGAACTTATTGATGAAAATGATTATGTTCAAATGGCTTATCAATGGCACAGTGCACATAAATATGCTAATTCAAATTGGCATTTGTCATCAGAACATGATGCATCAAAAGTCTTAACATTAGAAGGTGTCTTTGTTCCAAATGAGTTTAAATGTCTTTCAATACATGAAGTATATAAACATTGTAATAACTCAGCAATCACAAGTGACCAGTTAAATAAAGTTAAAACACTTTTAAGCAATCGCGATACTGAAAAAATTGCAGTAACCATATTGAATACAATTAATCCATACACTTCTTTTATAGAATTAATTTGCATAATTAATCACATGAAAGGAGACATTAAAAAGAATGTAAGGATTCCAATAATGCCTTTAATAAATAAAGGATATAATACAACTGTATCTTATTCAAGAAATGCTGATCAAATAGTTCAACTATATGAAAAGATCTTTGGTGTCAAAGCAAGTAATGAGATACTTGAAAAAGTTGCAGACAACTATTATAGTCCCCACATTGAAAGAAGTTCAATCTTTGATTTCAAATTAAAACTTAAAAAATAATGCAAGAATTAAATGAAGTACAACAGATGCATTATGATGCATTCTTTGCAAATAAAGAAAACCTTAATCTTAGCCCAAGTGCACTAAAACTATTGGTTGATTCTCCTAGAAAATATTTCAATCATTATGTCTTAAATGAAAAGGAAAAATATAGCGCCAAACATTTTGATGAAGGCTCCCTTGTTCATTGCATGGTTCTCGAAGCAGATGAACTCAATAATAAGTTTGTCAACATGGGTATTTCTGTACCCACAGATAGTACTCGCCTATGTTTAGAACACTTATTATCTTTAGGAAGAAGTGCATCAGAACTTGAAGAGTATGCTGAAGAGATCATCAACTATCTTAAAGATGTAAACTTACATCAATCTTTAGTAGATGATAAAAAGGCAGACAAGAATGGCGTTATGCTTACAGGTGATGAAAAAAGATTAACCAAAATCATTAATGAAAATTCTAAAGAATATTTTAGAATTCAAATTGAAGGTAGAGATAAAACTATTGTTGATGTTGCTTCCTGGGATAAGTGTTATGCTAAAGCTCAAGCTGTTCTTAGTAATCCTAAAGCTTCATTCTTGTTAAATAAACAAGATGAAACTGATGAAGTTAGAACAGAGATTGAATTAAGTGACCGTCCAGATGAATTACAATTTGGTGTTAAAGGAATTCTAGATGCCATTCGTGTAGACAGAATCAATAAAGTAATCTATGTTAGTGATTTAAAAACTCACAATGGTAAGCTTAAAGACTTTCCTGATGCAGTTAAAAAGTATAACTACTGGTTACAACCTGTAATTTATAAAATCCTTGCAAACAGTTTATTACGAGGCAGAGCATTTGATTATCAAGTTATCTTTCATTATATTGTAGTAGATCAAAATGATGATGTATATTGCTTTCCTGTAAGTGAACAAACTATGGACACTTGGACTGAAGAATTAACTCAAATGATTAATACTCAAGTTACTTATCACATTAATAATAAAGACTTTAGCTTACCTTATAACTTTGCAAACAATTTAATATCTTTGTAAGAAACAAATATATGTCAGAAAAAACCAACCAAAAAAGTATGATGCTTGTTGTACAAGACCATCGCGGAATGCCAACCTTTAGTATGATTAGAGTAGATGACAGCTGTCCATATGTAGAATGTATTTATGTTCCAGATCAAAAGCAGTTAGCAATTATCTCTACAGTTCAAAAGGATACATTCCATATGTTTCCTAAATTAGATGACAATGGAGATGTTGTTAATGCTAAAGCAAGAAAAGCTGTTAACAAGAATTACAAAGAGGAACGCAAGGCAATCAAAACATTTTATGAGTATACACTTGTAAATGAAGATGATATCATTGCTTTTGTAGAAATGTTTGCAGTTAATGCAGATACATTTCCTTTTAAAAATGTAATCAATCCTCCTGTTGCTAAAGAAGCAAAGAAGTAACTAATTCTCAAATTAACAGAGTGCGAGATGCTAAAAGTGTCTCGCACTTTTTGTTTTATAGATGGCATTCTTTGAAAAAAACCCAGACATAATAAGACTTAATATTGCTAAGAAGAAAGAAATAATTTCAGAAGAGCAGTATAATCGCATCAAAGAGTATTTAGATTCTGAAGAAACTGATGTATATGATTTAGGTAAAAAAACATTAATGAGTTTAATTAAAAAATCAGCAGATGGAATTAGTTAAATCAACCAACTTAGAATATGTAGACCATAGATCTGATAAAGTATATAGAGTCAAGTTAGTTAAAACTTTAAAAGCCAATTTGTGGAATGTTCATTTTGCTTATGGCAGAAGACATTCATATTTAACAGAAGGTCGCAAAAATCCAGTACCTCTATCATTTGAATTAGCATTTAAAGAATATAATAAACTTGTCAATTCTAAAACAAAAAAAGGATACACTGTAGAAAATAGAGTTTATGATCCACATAGAGAAAGAGTATATACTTCTTTTGCAAATGAACTTTTAGCACAACAAGTTATTAGTCAAGATGATCATTCTAAAATAACAAAACTTTTATATTCCAATGATCAAGAAACAGTAAGGTTAGCGGAATTATTAATTGAAACTAAAGAAGCAGAACAATGGGAGCGGAACTAATTTTTAGAACAGCAAGAGGTAAAAATATTCAAGATGCCTTTAGGAAAGTATGTGAACAAGATGAAGACTATCTTGGTCATCAAGAAGGTTATTCAGGTGGAATGCACACTTGTAATTTAACTAAAGATGTTACTTCAATGACAAAAACAAAAAGTTTCCGTCAACTTGAAGAATATATTCAAGAGAATGCCAACAAACGTGAAGCTTGGGGTTTTTGTATGGAGGCACCAGTAGAAAATAAAAATAAAGTTAAATCTCAAGTTGATGTTACTCCTCAAAAAGGAACGCGTAAATGGGAAACAGTTTACAAAGCTGTTACTACTTGGGATCAAAAAGAAGTTGCTCGTGATAAAAGCCAAACAGTTTGTATAAAAAAAGCAAGAGCTTATGTTGAAGCTAATCCAGAAGCAAGTGTAAAAGTAATTATTGCTAAAGAACTTACTGAAGGTAATAGCCAATGCGCAACTATTACATACAAAAAATCAACAACAGAAAAGCAAGGTCTATACAAATTTGTTGGATGGGCGGCATGTTAAAATAAAAATTATGGCCAAAGCATATGTATATGACTATGAAACAGTAGTCAATTGTGTTCTCTGTGTATTTATTAATATTAAAGATCCTAATGACATTAAAGTGTTTGAAATTAGTGATCAAAGAAATCAATACAGAGAATACATAGATTTTTTAATTGATTTAATTAAAAACCAAACTACACTGATATCATATAATGGCTTAAAATTTGACAATCAGATTTCAAGATTTCTATTAGACGGGTACACAGTAAATTTAAAAAATGCTCCAGGAGATAAGATTGCCAGCGATGTATTTAATTTTGCGCAAGAAGTAATCAGAAGAGCTAATCAGAAAGAGTTTCCTATCTTTCATCCTAATGACAATCCTTTTAAAGAATGTGACATACTTGCTATTAACAACTATGACAATCCGGCAAAACGCAGTAGTCTTAAATGGCTGCAGTATAGCATGGATTGGCATAATGTAGAAGACATGTCTACTGACTTTAGAAAGCCTCACAACGCCAAAGATATTCTCTTGTTAACCAAGTATTGTATTAATGACTGTTTGTCCACTAGAGAGCTTTTCTTTAGGAACAAGGCGGAGATTGTGTTAAGAAGTGATTTGTCCAAACACTTTAGAATGAATCTGCTTAATCATTCTGAACCCAAGTTATCAAAAAGTATATTTCTAAAATTGCTTTCTGAAAAACTTAAAGTATCTCCACACATACTTAAAAAACAAAAGACATACCGCAAGGTTATTAATCTCAATGAAGCAATATTACCATATATTGAATTCAAAACACCTGAGTTAAAAGCTACGCTGTCAAAGTTTAAAAAGTTAAAGCTTGATGGAGAAAATCTTAAAGGTTCATTTAAGCATGAAGTAACTTACCGAGGATTGACATTATCTTTTGCATTAGGTGGAATTCATGGGGCTAAGAAAGGTATATACAAATCAGATAAAGATTTTATCATTAAGTCTTTTGATGTAACAAGTTTCTATCCTAACCTTGCTATTAGAAATCAGTGGGCTCCAGCGCATATTGATAAAAAAGCATTTTGTGAAATCTATGAAGGATTCTTTGAAGAAAGAAAGAAGTACAGCAAAAAAGATCCGCTCAACTATGTGTACAAAATTTTGCTAAACTCAACCTATGGTTTGTCTAATGAAGACAACTCATTCCTAAAGGATAGCATGTTTACTATGCGCATTACATGTAATGGTCAGTTGCTATTGGTAATGTTAATAGAAGAGTTATGTGAATCTATTCCTGGTGCCAGACCAATCATGGTTAATACTGATGGTGGTGAGATAATTATTCCTAGAGAATATGAAGAATTATATCATCAGATATGCAAAGAATGGGAAGAACAAACTTTGTTGCAGTTAGAATTTGAAGCGTATGAAAAGCTAATCATTCCTGATGTCAACAATTACATCGGCATCTTTGCGGGTAAAGAAATTACTAAAGAAGATGCAGTCAAGAAAATCAAAAATGAGTTTCCAAAACCACTAATCAAAAGAACTAAAGACAACCGATACTTATGGTATCCCACTAAAAGTAAAGGTAGGTTTGAAGTTGATAAACCATTGCACAAAAACAAAAGCTTTCGCATTAAGAGAATAGCTTACTACTATTATTTTGTTCATAATCAAAGTCCGGAAAAGACTTTAGAAGAGAATAAGAAAATATATGATTACTGTGCAGGAGTTAGAGCAGTTGGTAGTTGGAAATTCTTTTTAACCTGCATGACTAATGGAGAACTTGATCAGCAAAGTGCACAAAAAACTTTAAGGTATTACATGTCCCTAAAAGGATGTAAGATTCTTAAAGTTGATGGAAGCAGAGCTATTAAAGTAGAAGCTTCAAAAAGTTTAGAAAGAATTATGAACAAGTTTGAGAATAAAGAATTTGATGATTATGAAATTGATACTCAGTATTACTTGAGAGAAATCAATAAAGAAATCAATAAGATTATGCCTTCTCAACAACAAAACTTATTTTTCAATGAGGATTAACAGAACACAAACAGAAGATTATTTAAGAAAAACAAAATTACCCCAAGCAACTAAGTCATATACTGTGATCTCACACAGTACAATTATTGATACACTTAGAACTAAGCTTGATGAAAAAGGATTCATTATCAAAAGTGAATTATATAAAGCAGAAGATGCCGGTGATGTAGCAATGGCATTTATTCAAATTGAAAATAGCAAAGACCCAGACATGGGTATGACATTTAACTGGACCAATTCTTATAATAAGAAGATTCGCTTTGGATGCTCTGTAGGAGGTTTTATTTATGATAATGAAGTTCCATTCATCTCATCTAGTAATGCAGCGTCTTGGCTAAGAAAACACACAGGTACGGCTCTAAATGATACCATGCAGGTAATTGATGCAATGATTGAATCTGCAGAAGATCACTTTGATGCAATCATAGCCATGAAAGATAAATTCAAATCTATTGAAGTATCTAGAAAAGATTATGCTAAACTGATTGGTTTGTTGTACTTAGACAAAAAGATTCTTACTCCTAATCAAGTAAGTTTAATCCGTGTTGAGTATGATAAACCATCCTTTGATTACAAAGACAAAGGCACTTTATGGGAATTGTACAAAATGATTATGTTCGGTATTGCTGAAAACTCACCTAAGAAATGGTATGAACAGCAAATGCAGATTAGCGCATACATTCAAGTGATGTACAATGTAGCTGTAGAAACAAACATTGAAGATGCAACTGACCAACTAAAGTTAGAACTTGAGTCAGAAGAAGATGAATCTACAGAAACAGTAACTGAAGAAGTCAATATGGAAAGCATTGATAACTTAATTCAAGCTCAAAATATGATTCAAGAAGCAGACTATTCTAAGAAAGAAAGACTTGAAGAAATTAGAACTGAATTAGATAATGAAACAGTTAGTTACGGAGAGCTTGTAGAACTTGAAGAGTTGTCTGAATTTATTGAGGAAGATGATGTTCAGTTGTTAGAAGCAGCGGGTGTTCCTGAATTTGAAGATGATGTAATCCTTCCTACAGCTCCAATGTCAGTAGAAGAAGTTGAACTTGTTCAAGAAGAATTTGGCATTATTGAAACAGGCAGTCCTGATGATGGTTATGTCGGTTCTACAGCTGATACTGATTCCCTCTTTGATCTAACAGAGGAAGTAGAAGAAACACAAGAAGAGATAGACACAATGTCACTATTCACAGAAGAACCAAAAGTTCAAAGTATAGTGCCTCAAGAATTCCAAGAGAGAGTAGATGAGATGCTGACATCACAGTATCAAAACAAAAGACGTGTAGTAGATGTCACCAAAGGCATAGACCACACAGTTTTTGAGCTAGACTCCAAAGAATTCTTTGTTCTAGAAAATTAATCCTTGGCGATGAAGTAGCCGCATGTAAGAGTGCGGTTACTATCATCAGCCATCAATCCCCCAACAATGACATTAGAACAATTAGTCAATGCCAGAAAAGTGGCCATAGACTTTACCGATGGACAAAAACAAGCCCTAATTAAAGTACATAAGTTTTTAAAATCAAATAATCAATTTTTCCTCCTAGCAGGATATTCAGGATGTGGTAAAACAACTCTTGCAGAAAACATTGCAAATGCTACTAACGCAGTCCTATTAGCACCAACTAATGCAGCAGTAACTAGATTATCAGAAAAAATCAATAACCCTTATTTAGAGTATTTTACTATTCACTCATACTTTAACATAAGTGTTGCCGGTAAAGGTGGATATATTGAAAAAAAACATCAAAAAAATACCGTTCTCATTATTGATGAGTGCTCTATGATTGATGAATATGTACTTGACATTATTGTTGAAAATGCTCTAAAGCAAAACTTTAAAGTAATTTTTATGGGAGATAGTTTTCAGTTAGAACCTGTAGGACACAATCCTCAAATTTTTAACTGGGATAAAAATGTTAAATACAGGTTATACTTTCGAAGTCATAACAAGTATGAATTAACTGAAGTCAAAAGATATGACGGTAGTTTATTAAAGATTGCAACTCAAATCAGAGAAAATAAAAAATCTCTGTTTAACCAACCTGAAAATTCTGATCTATCCATAGTACCAAGATTTAGCAAAAGTCTCTTACATAACATTAAACTAGATAATCCATACATTGTATTGACCTCTACAAACCAAAGAAGAGTTTTATACAATGCCAAAATTAGAGCAATTAGGTTTAATGATCCGGATATATCAGAATATGCTCAACATGGGGATAAACTTGTTTCTATAGCCAATACTATAAATTACAATAATGGTGAAACATTTAAAATTAACAACCCTCGGTTTGTTAAGAGTTTTAAAATTAAGCTGGTTAAAAAAGAAAAACAAACAGAATATGAATGCTTGTATTATAAACACAGTTATAACCAAAGGACTATTCTTATTCCAGAACTTGTAGAAGCAGGTGTTTCAACATATGAATTAGAATCTGTAGTTAAAGCAGGGTTAATAGAAATTGATCAAGTATTACTGCATGAATTGTTCAAATTTGATGTTGGCGCTAAATATCAAAAGAAAGTAACATTTGATAAATCTATAAATATTGCAACCTACGGTTATGCAATTTCTTGTCATAAAGCTCAAGGTCAAGAATGGGATAATGTTTATATAGATGCTGATTGGCTAATGCCTGTATGGGATTCAGCTAAATGGTTTTACACAGCTATTACAAGAGCTAAATGCAAAGTAGAAGTAAGAGCAAATAGATATTTAAAAATAATTTAACATGGTGCTAAAAAGAACATTAACTAGAAAAAGCATTCTAGGATTTGGAAATGATTCACTTAAAAATCTTTCTGTCCAAGCAGCAATTGATTTAGGTAAAACTAGATACTTAGCTCGCAGTTATTTCAATCTTGAAAAAATCAGTTTTACTGATGATATTTTAGATGAACTTGGTATAACCCTTGAATATAGAATTGAAAAGCCAGGCACAAGTGAAAAGAAAAGAACTGCATACTTTGAAAATTTGGTATCTAAAATGACACCAGAAGAAAAATACAACTATCAAAAAGTTAAAAAAAAATGAAACAAACAGCAGTAGAATGGTTTTCTAAGAACTTAAAAGATTTTCCTCACATAAAACATTCTCAATCATTTAAGGACTTAGTTATAAAAGCCAAAGAAATGGAGAAGGAGCAGAAGATTAAGTTTGCGGAAAATTGTTTAGACAAAGCATTAGACTTAGATATTAGAACTGCATTTTCTAATGTAGAGAAATACTACAACGAAACCTTTAAACAATGAGCACCGTTGAGAAAGTAGTTAGAAAAAGTATGATTATTAGACCATCCGGGCGTAGTACTGATTTTATTGCGCCCAGTTTTGGTCACGGCTGCTTATATGAATGCGGCTACTGCTACATGAAAAGACATAAACCTTACGGTTTAGATATTGCAACCAATCCCAGTCAAATCTTAACAGAGATAAATAATCATGCAGCATTTGCAGATGTAGTAAAACCTAATCAAACTCATTCTGAGTATATAACTTATGACATTTCATGCAATGAAGATTTTGCACTTCATGCTAAATATCATCAGTGGGAATATATATTTGATTTCTTTAAAATGCATCCTGTGGCAATGGGATCATTTGCTACAAAGTATGTTAACAAAAAACTTCTTGCTTTTAATCCTGAAGGTAAAATTAGAATTAGGTTTAGTTTAATGCCTCAGATTTTTGCTGATAAGTTAGAACCAAACACTAGTTCTATAGAAGAAAGATTAAAAGCTGTAAGTTTATTTAAAGAAGCCGGTTATGAAGTACATCTTAATTTTAGTCCTGTAATTGTATCACCTAATTATCTTAGAGATTATTCAAAACTTTTTGTTCAGGTCAGCCAGTATGCAGAAAAAAACGGATGGGATAATAATTCTGTAAAAGCAGAAGTAATTTTCTTAACGCATAATGCAAAAAAGCATCAATACAATTTAGATAATAAAATACCTGGAGAAGATTTATTGTGGACTCCAACAACCCAGGAAAATAAAATATCTCAATATGGCGGAACAAATATTAGATACAAACATGAATTAAAGGCTGATTACATCAAAGATTGGACTAATTTACATGATGATATTATTAATTGGAATACCATTAGGTATATATTTTAAACATGATTTCTAATAAAAGAAGAACTATTGTCACGGCTTTGATGCTAGACAATAAAAATTACTCTGAGTTTATTCCTAAAGCTCTAGAGAGTTACATCAAATCAAAATATAAGTGTTCACTTTATCTTGCCCGCTTGTGTGCGCAAGATTTAATTCAAAAAAACAATGGGAAGAATAATAATTGAATATTTACCAGACATTTCAGAAGAGGCCGAGAAAATCATTTCTGAAAACATAACACCTGCAATGACATCATATGAAGGTGATTCAAATCAATATAACTTGCTAGATATTCTTGCTGATATTATATCTATGTTTTCTAAAGAAGACCAAGATGTTCTTAAAAAATTAAAATCAGAAGGTGTAGACTACATTGAATTATGAAGTATCAAAAAGATATTGAATTAATTAAAGAGCTTGAACCAGAATTAGAACGGTTTCAAAAAAAGTTTGTAGAATACAAAAACAGGATTGCCAAATCTATGATTGGAGATGGTGAACCATATAGAGTAAAAGAAAGAGCTGCCATTAAAAGAGCGGCTGAAGATTTAAAACAAATTCTTTATAAAATAAATAAACTATCAGAATGAAAAAACTATTAGACCTTGTGAAAAAATCAGTTAAAGATGAAAACTGGCCTGTATTTGTATATGGGTCTGTTGTAGGAATATTTGCCGGTATATCTATAGCAGTTATAATATTATCAATTGTATTGTTATGATAGATCCTCCCCCAATAAAAATCAAAATTAATAAAACAAAATCTATAAGGGGTAAGCTTTTTAGGCTATCTTTGGTAACAGAAAATTTCTATTTCTACAGCAACTATAAAGACGGTGATGAGAACTCAAACACTTTAATTTATAGTAGATCTACTGATCAATTAATATCAAATAATTACTTTGCTTATGAAGCTTTAGAAGATGTTTTATCTTCTGAAAACTACATGTGGGCAAGCAGCTATTTAAAAAAATGCTATGCGAAATATGTAAAATACATGGAAAAATTTAACCCTGATTATTTTAATTAACAAACAACAAATGCAAGAACAAATCAAAATGGTTTATGAATTTCACCAAAAATTCAAACAAGAGCAAAAAGATAAACCTGGTTTTATCACAAGACACGAGTCTGCTCTTAGGTATTCATTAGGTAAAGAAGAACTTGATGAATACATTCAGGCAGTAAATGAAGAAGATATGATTGAAATTCTTGATTCATTAGCAGATCAACTGTATATACTGTTTGGTACAATTTGTAAACATGGATTACAAGATCATATTGTTAAAGCATTTGAACTAGTCCATCAGAATAATTTATCTAAACTGGGGCCAGATGGTAACCCTATTCTTAGAGCTGATGGTAAAATCATTAAACCTGTTGGATTTAAAAAAGTAGAATTAAAAGATGTGTTAAGCTTGTAACTTATGGAAAAAATAAATGTAGATCTGTTAGCTGAAATGGGCATGTATGTTCAAAAAAGCAAAACCTTTTTGTGGCCTCTACTTAATCTTAAAATACAACCAATTGAAACTTATTTAAAAATTGGTGATTTAGATTTAGAAGATAACCGTGTACTTATTGCACTATTTCACAATGAAAACGCCCAATATATTAGCATGAAAAAAGAAATAGAATCACATCCAATGTGTGATTTTATTTTCAAAGACTCAGAGTTTGATATTGTTTTCTTTAACATGTACAAAATTAAAGATGACTATGATATGTTAGTTCAAGGTAGCTATTCCAAATTGTCTAATAACTTTAAAATAGTTATATCTGGAGTAGAAAAAAGAAAGCCTGTCTTGATGTGTTTGTATCCTGAAAACAATTACAAAGAATTCGCTGAAGTCTTAAACATACATGAGCATGAACTTGAGGGGAAAGAATTACTCTCTCCCCCTAACAATGAACATGAAACAATGTATGTTATACCAACTATTAAAGAGCAAATTATAGAAGAGTACGGACTTAATTAAAGAAGTCTGAATTCTCTCTTTCTATAGATGTAGCCGGATCAATTAAACTTCCACTAAGACCAATAGATTTTAAAGCTAAGTTCCAAGCTTTGTTTTTATCTGCTTCTTGGAAAACATATGGTCCGGCTGCTCTTTCATAAAGATCAGGATCATCTAACCAATAAGTTTGGTACAATGATTTACTAATATCTTTTATAGTTTTTACCCCTCCTCCATCAGAAAGTGGCGAATTTAGCATTGCTAAATCTCCTGCTGTCCCTAAAGCATTAAATGGCATAAATGTTTCCTCTTCTCTTTTTACTCTTAGCTCAAGTCTTAGCAATTGTAATTTAAGATAAGTTTCTGGATCAAAATTACGGTTACTTTTAACTAATGTTCTTTTTTCAGAAATTAATGGTAACTGAGGCAATGATGTAGATTTTCTTAATTGAGAATAAATATTTTCTGCATTTGGATCAAAAGTAAAATCAATCAAACCATCATCATCATCATCAAATCCAACAGTAGAAGATAACATATTAATCACCATAGAAATTGCATAAGCAAGAGCAAGTTGCAACGCACCTTTTTTTGCTTGCCAACTGTAAGCATTAAATTGCCAAAATCTTCCTTTATTACTAATCAACTCTTGTATAAGTGTAATAGCTGATAAGTAAGTACCGGCTTCAGCTCTACGCGTAGCATAATTAAGTCTTCTTTGACCTCTTTTTCCTTTTTTAGTTCTGATCTGGTAACGATCCAAGAGCATGCCTGGAAAAAACTTCATTAAGAAAAATACAAATTTTCCTATAGCTGTTCTGTATACTTCAGCTTCAGTAAACTCATTTCCAATACCTAATGACTTTTGCAATAAAGATTGATGCTCATTCATTAAATCCTTTAATTTGTCCCCTAAAACAACATTACCTTCAGCATCATAACTAATAGACATATCTTTAGGGACACCGGGCTTAGTTTGAATTTTACCATTTACCAGTTCTACAGCATCATCCAAAGTTGTTTTTTTACCATCTAACATAAAAGAATTATGGTTGAGGATTGCATAGAACTGATGAACAGGAACTGAATCACTGAGGTATCTTCTATCAAAATAAAAGAATTTACCTTCCATTATAGATTGCTGTACTGTTTTACTTCCTCTGGCACCAATTTCCTTTTTTAAATTACCAGGAATTGCACCTAAAACATCAAGTAGTTGCAACTTAGGAGACACTTGTTTATTAGAATACATGGTTGCAATTAACTCAGAAATGGCAGATGCAGATTTTCCTCTTGTTAACGCCACATCTTGTGCATTATAAATCATTCCTTCAGCTGCTTTTTTCCACATCATAGACTTACCACCAAAGTAGTTGGTCAAAGATTTAATTGGATCTAATGCAAATGATGTAAATGACATCCATCTTTGTAAAGCCACAGTACCTCTAACAATTCCAATCATAGTTGAATTTGTTTCTGATAATTGCTCACCTTTAAAATGCTTATTTAAGATGCTTCTAATTTGTTTAATGCGCTCTTGAGTATCACTTTCTTTAGCAGTTAATAATGCCGCATCATTTAATTTTTTTTCCAGTTCGGTTTTCTGCGGGTTAGCTGCAAGATTCACCATAGCATTTTCAAAAACATTAGCAAAAGAATTTACTTTACGCATGCCTTTAAAGTGCTCAATAGAATATGCATGATCCATCATTGAATCAATAATATTAGTTGATACATCTATAATAGGTAGTTTATAGCTACCGCCAATAGGACGAGTTAATGTTTTATAATTAAGTCTAGTAGATGATCCTAAAAACAATCCATATTCTGCATCATCTGCTCCGCCATATAATGCATCATTAATACGCGCTGCCTTCCTTCTAAAATAGTTTTTATCATACCCTTCAGTAACTCCTTTTCTATAACGCGGGTAGCTGAGATATAATTTTTGAGAATTATCAAGCCCTCTTTGGTTATTTAAATGAGATGTTCTTAAATGATCAAGCAAGTTCCACTTAGCTCTTTCAGTTTCAAACATCTTTTTGTAATTACCATCTATGTATTTAGAATCTTTGGCACTGCCAGTATCTCCTGGATTAAAATCTTTAGGAAGCCATTGGTCACGGTTGTCAACATTAGCTAATACAAGATTACCATTTGCATCTACATAATCTCTTTCTACTTTTTGAGTCTTGAATTCTTCTTTGACCTTTCTTCTATAGTAAGCTCTAGTTGGAATTCTAGGAATACCATCAAGCTCAATAAAACCATTAGGTGCAAATGTATTCGGCACCCCTGTACCAATTACGGACTTAGTTTCATAGTACTGATTGTCTTCAGGAATTGAAAACTTCCAAGCAGATGTAGGGCGATTTGCTAAATATTCACCTACAAAGTTACCAGTGCTGTCATATTCATCAGCCATTTGTTGATAATGGTTTCTTTCAAACCATGATTTAAAATCAGCATTAACTTTAGATAAAGAAGCACTCCAATAAGGACTGGTAACCACTTCATATATTTGTTCTGAAGTAGGTACATCACCTTCAGCAATATCTAAGTCAGGAAACATTCTTTCAAATATTTCCATAGACTCATCATTAGTGTTGGCAAAATCCATAAATGCACTAATATAATATTGAGTAAGCCCGGAAACTGACATTGAACTTAAAGTCTTGTCCAAGTCTCTTACAAAATCCATATCAGCTTTTGTAATATTAAAGTCATCCTCTAGACGAGCTTGCATTTCATCCCAGAAACCATAGTAATAATTAGCATCATCTTCATCTCTGAATTGACCATTATTTCTATCTCTAAAGAATTCAATTTCTCTATACTTTCTTAACTCATCTTTGCTGCCACCAAACAGTTGAATCCATTGGTCTTTTACAGTAGCAATTGTTTGTTGAATATCTCTAATTGTAATTTGAGCAGTAGGGGTTAATTGATTGCCATCAAACTGATTAAAGTTATCTTTTGTAGGTTTAAGAATAGCATAAACCTTAGCATACATAGGAGCTAAGTCAACTAATGAATTATTAATATCAACAATAGGTTGAATGGTTTGCGACCTAGCCTCAAGTAATTGTTCCCTAATTTGATAAAATTCTTCCTTAACTGCAATAGTTGTATTAGTCTCTAACCATTTTCTTACAGCTTCGGTATGTGCAGGTTCACCTGGAATTTTTCCCTGGTCAATAAGAGCTTGATTAAATCTAGCAAATGCATTTTCAAATGCATCTTCTCTTTCTTCCCATTCATAAAACTCAGAGATATCATTTCTGTAACCTGAAAGTATTTCAGCTATATCTTTAGCAATACCTGTTTTTTCATTACCATCTACATCATATAAACTGTGTAGTCTTTGGTATTCATTCCACAATTTATTTAATTCTTCTACAGAACCAAAATTAGTTGGATCAATGTCAACATTTTCTGCAATGATTTGCATTCTGTCAAACACATCTTGCAAAGCTTCTCTTGCTTTTTCACCTTCAGGAGTAGAAAAGTATTTATTTTTTACATCATAAAATGCCTGAACATATTCACGGTTCATGTAATCAGACTCAAATTGCTCTAATGCATTTTTAGCTTGAGTCCAAGCATCTTTATTTGCTTGTGAAGGATTAGAATTATAATTCTGTCTTGCAGTTACAATATCCTGTCTAAGTTTTTGTAAATCAAATTCCCAGTTAATAAAATTACTTATGAATTTGTACTCCATGAATTCTTGAATATTACCATATTCATCTTTTTCATATGAGCGGTTTACTTGACCTATATCCTTACCTAGTTGACCTTCACCCAACCAATGAGTATCATAACCGGCAGCAGCTAATAGTGGTTTTAATCCCTCTAACATCTCTGAACGTCTTGCATTAGCATTACCATCAATTGTGTTAAAAGTCTTCATTAGGAAGGAATAAAAGCCACCTACAATAACATCTTGGTTACTCAAGTAAGATTCTAATAATCCATTCCATTTTCTAGAATCTCCTAAGCGCCCCTCAGCTCTTGCTCTTAAAGCTTCTTTGGTAATATTATGAGAGTCATAAGACTTACGGGTTAATTCTTCTAAGCGAATTTCCTCTTCCCTGGTTAAAGTTTGAGGAGATTTTGCTTTGAGTCTATTCATTTCTGCCATTTCTTCTGCAGTAACACCATAATATTCCTGATGCAATCTGTTGTACTGTGCTAAAGAACCGGCAGCTTTTAACGAAGCCATCTGTTCTAAGTAATCTTTTTTAACTGGAGCAAGTTGTTTAGTTAAATGATCATACAATACATCAATTACTGAATCTACTTGCAATGCATTAGACATGCTCTTAGTGCGCTGCAATTTATTGATTAAATCATCAAGCGCATCTCTAATAGGGTTAGATGATAAACCGGTTACAGGATCTATAATATCTGTAAAAGCAACTGAGCCACTTACAAGACTAGTAGTAGTAAATTCATTTTTCCACTGCTGTAATTTTTCCAGCCAGTCATCATTGTATTGCATAATGGCAAACAGTTGATCAAAATCTTCATTTTCTGTTACGCCATTTTTTTGAAGCTCAATAAGTTTTTTATTAAACAAATCAAACATTTGATCTGTCATTGATAAAACTTGAACAAAGGATGATATCTTGTTATTAAATTCAATAATGTCTGCATCTAATGCGGCATTACCTGTAATATTTAATGACTCTAGAGGTTTTACAAGCTTGTTACTACCAATTGTAGCTAAGCCCTCTAGAATTTGTTGCATTTGGTTTAAAACACCCTCTCTATTTTCATCTGCTAATTGGCTTTCAATAAGTTTGAAAATATCATTTTCAGCTTTAAAGTTTGCAAGCTGTACCTTTACTACATTGTAAAAGTTATTCATTAACTCTTGAGTCTGCTTGGCAGCACTGTCTTTTAGTTGTGCTTTTAATTGATCATAATCTGTTTGAAACATTACCATAAGGTCTTGATTCAAAAAGTCAGTATCTAAAATAAACTCTTCTCCATAGTTAATCATGTTAACTAAGTCTTTTAATTTAGTCTTAGAATTGAGTTTAGATACATCAACTTTTTTACCAAACATCTTTCTTAAAAATTGCTTGATCTGGAAAAATAGATTACTGATAAATCCTTTTGGTGCCGCTGATTCATCTGCATTAATTGCTTCTAAAGATCTAACAATTGCTTCCTCCATGAACTCTCTAGTTCCTTGGTTATAATGAGGATCGGCAATAAGGTCATTAATAATTTGTTGACCTAGTTCAGTTTGTCCTAATTCATTAAACAATGATTGAAATAGCTCAGGATTCTGAACACTCATTGATTTAATAATGGGGTGAGAAAATTCGTGAAATACACTATTCTGATCAAAAGCCCCTGCAACTAAATAAACTTTACCTGCCTGGTAAAAATTTTGTCTGTAAGGTTGACCAGGAAACAAGCGCTCCATATCATCCATAGTAATTACCTCAAAAGGAATTCCTAATTGTTCAGACATTTTTGTAGCAACAGCTATAGCTTTAGATTGATTTACAGTGTCAACTGTTTTATTAAAGTCTTTAATGAAGTCATCAAATCCAAATTCAGAACCATTATCTAAATCTGTAATAGTGTTAATTGGATCAAAATCTTCTGATTCAAGACGCTCATTTAACTTTTCAATTACAGCTTCTGATGTTCTTACAACTTGATTGTGTTCAAAGTAATCGCGGTATGCCTCTTTCTCTCCTACAGCATTAACTAACTCAGTAAATCTATCTTGATCTAAGGGATTAGTAATTTTGTATTCGGGTCTTTTCATTAAAGCTGCTACTTCTTTATCTGTTAAGCGCATTACTGTATCAATAAGCGGATATCCCCAATTTTCAGTAGAGCCAATAAACTCTTTATTTCTTTTATCAGGAGCGGCTTCTTTTAAATCACGGACATCATCATACAAAACAACATTTTGTTTATCCATGAGTTCCTTATATATCAACTCAGCTAATAAAAAGTTAGGTTCCTTTTTAAGAATACTTTGAAACTCTGGTGAATTTGGATTTACACAACTCATTTGTAACACTCTTTTAGTAATTCAATAATTTCATTTTGTTTTTCAGGACTTGCCTTTTCAAGAGCTTCCTCAATATATTTTTGAGCTTCACTACTTGATTTACCTTTAAAGAACTTTGCAGTAAAGTTAGTTAATATAGTTTGTTTTTGTTCTGCAGTAAATGGCAAGGTATCATAAGTGTATTTACTTACACTAACAGATGGTTCAACTATTGGAGTAGACCAATCATATTGATTAATTAAATAATCTAATGCAGTAGCATGCGTAGCATAACCCTTTTCTTGATAATAAAGAATAGAAGATCCTTTAATTTTGCCTGAAAGAATATCATTAATGATTGCTTGTCTATATTCTTTAGTTGCATTGACATTTCCTAAATTATCTCCAGTTGTCATCCAGTAAATAAACTGCATGGTAGTTATTTTTCCAGCTTCATCTCTTGATGTTTGAACATTTTGCCAATCAAATGGATTTCCAATAGTCAAACTATCTTTATAATTCTGCAAAAATGATTTTTTAGAATTACCTCTATAAGCAATAATAAGAGCTTTTAATTTTCCGGTTTTTCTATTTAATTTATTATCAAACAATGTGCGGGCTTCAGGTACAATATCAGACCAAAAGTTTTTACCTGTGTATTTAGTATTTACTTCTAAATCAGAAGGCAAAATAACATTTTCAGATTTAGTTTTGTTACCAAGCTTATTATAAATTTCTTCTGCTTTTGACTTTGTTCTTTGGGGGTTTACAGCTGCTGGTTTTTTAGAACCAATATCACTTCTAAAGCCCATCAAGATTTCTTCAACAACAGAATCAAATAAAGTATTACCTACAACAATACGACCTGAACCTTGACTTAATTCATTTTTTAAGCGGAATCTAAAGCCAATTGTATTATTGCTACGGTAAGACTTGTCTAGATCAGCAATAGCTTTAAGTATTCTATCCTTGACAATATTTTTACCCTCATTAATTAGTTCAGTTGATGTTAAAGAGTTAAACCATTTAGGAGTAAAACGCTTATCACTTTCATATAATGCATCCAATAAAGCATTGTATACAGAACTTGTTCTAGTATCTATTTCAGAAGCTGCCGGATCAAAATTTTGACCTTCTGTTTTATTCAACTTAGAAGCAGAAACTACTTCATAGTATGTTCCAAGTTCAGTGTATTTAACAACTGGAACAAAACCTTTTTCTTTTAAGTAGTTCAAAGCCATTGTATCAATACCTGATGCAGTTCCAACATTAAAAGTAGTTA